AAGATATCTTACTTTGAGTTTATGGTCTAGTGGATTTTTCTTTTTGTCGTTTGAGTGAGAAGAGAAAAGCATAGGTTGATAACCACCACCAGCTTCTTTCTTAAGTTTTGCTACTAATTTTGCATGACCAGTTGTAGGTGGATTGAATCTACCGAATGTGAATACGACACCTTTGTCTTTCGCTTCTGTTAAAAATTTACCGAATGTTTTCATTACTTGTCCCAAGATTTTATAGCTGTAAAGTTATTATATGCAAATTCCATTCTGTCGACAAGTTTTACAGCCTTACCACTTCTATCGATTGCAACATAACCTTCGGGGTTAACTGCTTCGAATCCATTGTCGGTTTTCTTGAATGTCCCGATGCTCTTAACTCTATTTAGAGCAACGATTATGATTTGTTTTGCAGCCACCAAGTGACCCATGAAACTGGTAAGATTTGTGATAAACTTTTTAAGACTTCTCAACTCTCTTGCAAGGTCTTGACCAATTTCTGTTTTGATTAGTTTGTGTTTCTCTGTCTTAACACCACCGACAACTTTATCCTTCCAGTAGGATTCAAAGTGTTTGACGTACCCATCAAATGTTGGATTGAATTTACCTTGTCTGATTAATGAGTTGCAGTATGTCTTATAAGATGCACCAGCACCTTTCTTTGTGATTGTTGATTGTATTTCTTGAAACTTCTGTAGGTCTTTCCTAGTGATACCGTGGAAAGCTTTACCTGTTGCAGTCAACTCTTTAGTTAATGCAAGCGTTTCCTTTGCAGTCATTGTACTGTTACCACTAACATCTTTGTACGTTGCATCATCTAACCACACATCTGTACTACTTCCTAACTTAGATATATTTGCACCAAATGATGCACTTAATCCTTCAATAGTTGAACCCTCGTATGTGGTGTGAAATACAATACCCATCTTAGAGTTTGCAATTACTTTACCAAGTTGTGATTCAATATCTACTGCATAGAGGATTGTGTTGGGTTGAAATGTAATGTAGGACTTACCATCTATCTTTTGCATCTTCGTATCATTGGTATACATCAAGTCACCTTGCATGACATTCGTCCAAGATAATTTAGATAGATATTTGAATGAAGTTAAGAACTTTTCTTTAAGTTGACCACTTAGTTCGGGTGCATCTTTAATCTGTTGTTCTGAAGTATAGTGCAATTGTGCTTTAGAGAAGATGGATTTCTTTGCAACAAAGAAATTACCAGTCTCGGGATGTTTTCCACAAAAGATAGCAGGAGCTCCGTCCCACTTAACAGTCATATTGACCCGACTGTTAGAATGCCCTTTCATCATGTCTCTAAGACCTTGAAGAAAGTTTATTGCACCACGACCACCATCAATACCTTGATTGATGATTTCGTCTTCTAAATGTTCTAAATGTAGATTTTTTGCACTCATAATAGTAGATTATACACCAAAATGGTGTCCTTGTCTACTATTTATGTATTTTTTAGCTGTCTGCTAGAGTTGTATCACCAGCATCGACTCTTGCTTGAAGGTGTGCAATGTCGGCTGCATAAGAAGTGATTGATGCTTGCATTGTTGTAACTAAATCTGAATTAACTTCAAAGTCGTTAGCAGGTGAACTATTTTCAGTACTAATATATTCAGCATACATATCTACGAATTGTTGGTCTAAATCGTTTTCGTTAACACCTTGTGCATTATGCCATTGTAGGAATCCTTCTCTACCAGCTCCTGTCCACTCTGCTGGAGAAGTTTCTGATTTGGATTTACCCACAAAATAAGTTTTATTTACACCGTTATGCCAATCTAGTTGATTCTCTAGTTGTGCTTTTGCAGCTTGTTGAACAGCAATTAGGTCTGTGAGTTCTGACATGTATATCTCCGTATGTATTTACAGAATTATTTATGTTTTAGAGAGCGGTGTGGAGTGTAGTTTATCCTCGATTTTATCGATTTTCTTAGATATTTTCTTAGTTGCAGAATCGTCTGAAGCTTTCTTAGCTTCACGAAGTTTCTTTTTTAACGCAATCTTTTCTTCAATTGCACTAATCACATCTGAGGATTTCAAGTTAGTAGTCATAATATCATATGTATTTATAGCATTGACGAACACCTATTGTAAGCTTCCGTCCCACTAGTAAATTCTAGTTCTTCTCTTGTATCCCAATCCCAAGATTTACATTCTTCTATAAGGGAACCACCTCTCATCTGTTGTCTAAACTGCCACAGATTGATTTGTGAGTTACCACCTTCGTAAATATGGAAATCGTTATCATACAGTAAGTATAGGTTACTTTGTGACCCACTCATGGTCATATCAATATCAGTGATATCTGTATATAACTGAACCAATTCTGTTGGATTTCTGTTTGCCATAAGATTGGCTATATTTTCATCAAAGTATGGATTGGCATCAACGGAATGTATTCTAAATTCAAAGTCACTTGTTGAACCACTCCCACCACTATGAACAACACTTCTCCATCCGTCTCTGACAGCAAGTTCAAGTGAACTATCACCTACAAATCTTACAAAGGTTTTCTCATAGTTGTAACCATCCACCTCTTTTTGTTGTTCTATAGATATGTGTATCCTATGTCCACTGACAATAGTTTCACTCTCTTTGTTTTCATGATAGTTTTCTGATATGATTACTGAAGCATTGGCTTCAAGATTTGCAACTGTGATTGTAATTGGATTGCCGTCACCATCTAAAATTTGTCCTTGGGAATTACCTCTTACTTCATTGAAGTTGTGCATTCTCCTATAGGTGAACCATTCGTCTTGTTGTTCTCCTACGGTTTCATTCTGCAAGTCGAATGTTACGTCTGTAAACGTCTCGTTGTTTAAAATCTTTGTGATGATATCTTCATTTAAGATACCTCTGAATCCCATATTGTATTGTTCTTTGAGAACGGTCTCAACCGTGTGTAGTGTAGTAAGAAAGTCTACAACCTTTTCACCTATGGCTTGTTGTGTGGTGTCTCCCGAAGCTATGAAATCATCATAGAAATAGTATCTACTGATATTGAAATTTGATTCTAGATTATAGAGGAATGTGTCTACTGACCCTTGAAGTGAATATGCAACATCGTTTGCAGTAGAACCACAACCATCTGCAACTGATATATCAGTATTCAATTGTGAATTGATTGCAGTAAGTAACATGGTAGTGAATGGTGTCACATTTGCTTTGTATGTACTATCTCCATGTGGGAAATACAACATGGTGTATGCACTTTCTACATATCCTCTTGTTGAGTCATATGCACCTATTGGAACTTGTGCAACCCTCGGGCGGGATAATCCACATGCAGTGGTGAAGTTGCTTATTGCACTAAAGTCTGATACTTGGAACTCGTACTCATTGGTATCAGCATTCCATACGCCCGAGGGTTCACCATCATCCTGTGTTAAGTTGAAATTGAAATCAACAAACACGTTGGCTCCCTCTACATATCCATCGATTACTTTGGTTCCGTAAATCGGGGATGATGAAACTGGTGGGGTTGATAAAGACTGCAATTGTTGGAGCTCGGGGGATGATGTTCCACCACCACCACAACCAACTAAACATGCTAGTACTGGTATAGTAATTAATTTTTTCATAAGACCTCTCATAATCTATAGTCTTATTATACTACAATCTCCTAGGTTTTGTCAACGGGCTTTTCCTTGGGGTCATATCTAACCTTGGTCTTGGTTTAGGATTGTTAACAGATACGTCCTTAAGTGAATCCTTTTCGATAAGTTCAGTCCTTGCCATTCCTTCTGAAGTTATATCGGGTGTAAGTTTAATGTTACCCGACAATGTGATTCTAGGTTCAGCACACTTGTTGGGTGATACTGCATGAAAAATTGTTGAAGGGAAGATATACAATGTCCCTTTATCTTTAATTCGTGGTACATAGACTTGATGGGCTTCATAAGCTGCAAGTAAATCCTTTAGACATGCATCACTATTGGTTGCATATCTATTTTTAAATACAATATGAGAGTTCCCAGTTTCATGTACATAACACCATGAGAAGTCACTATACCTATCACCTTGATGGTCATGGGAATCTTGAAATCCACCCTCTTCATATACGTTAATCCAAGGTACTTCAAAGTTACTGGTAATGACACACTTGGGCCCAAGCAAATCTAAGAACTGTTGGAACTCGTCATATACTAAATCCAATACTGGTGCATAGTCAATTTCAAGATTTGCATCTATATTATTTGAAGTTTTACAATTACTGAATGTAAACTCCTCTGCACATAGTTTATCTAAATCTTTATCTTTAAACCACTCATCAATTGGTGTTGGGTCAAGTTCTATTGCAGTTACAGGACTACCCCATAACAAATCATCAGACCTTGAATTCTGAAAAGTCTCGTTTCTGTCCATCATTTCTTCCTCTATCAAACACTGGTACTGAATCATCGACGGCTGAGTCTATCAGTTCTTCTTGTGCTTCTTGTTCACAGTCGTAGAGTTTCATTCTACTTCTGTCGACACCAATAACAAACCTTTTGAATACGGTTGGGTCATTGTATCTGTTCTTTAATTGTTTGACCACCATTTGGTCTAACTCTTCTAATTCATCACTGGTAATCAATGCAAACATAAAGTCTGCAGTCGCTGGTAAACCAAATGATTCTGAAGTATCTGTAAGTTCCACATCTGTAGAACCATATCCACTTCTTGTTGTTTGTGTTGCACTCATGATTGGTACATCAAACTCTACTGCAAGTCCTCTAAGTTCCTCTGCAATACTCTTTACTAGTGTATATGAGTTTGCACCAGCTCCTGGCTTAACTCTTGCACTTGCACATATGTTTAGATAATCGATATAAATCATATCGGGTTTGAAATCTTTCTTGATGTTCAGTTCTTGTAATAGATGTCTGAAGTGTCCTACATGTGCTGATGCAGTAGGATACTCTTTAACAATAAGTTTACCTTTAGTCTTCTCTTTGATTTTATCAATCTTCTTATCAAATTGTTTCTTGGATAAGTCGGGTAAGTCTTTCATAGGGATGTTCAATGTGTTTGAATCTATCCTCTCTGCAATCCTTTCCTCTGACATTTCAAGTGTGATATAAAGTACATTCTTGTTCATCATCAAATTAGATGATGCCATGTGACACATGAATAATGACTTACCAACACCTGTACCAGCAAGACATATGTTTAGAGTTTTGTTGGGAAGACCACCTTTGGTGACCTTGTTGAAATACTCCAAATCAAATGGAAGTTTCTCTTCTTCAGTGTGATAGAATTCAAATCTATCATCTGAGTTTTCAATGAAATCATGACCGATATTAGTGTCAAATGATACTGATAAAGCTTCTTTTAAAAGGTCGGGTATTTCTCCAGTCGAACGTTGGGACTTCTTGTCTATGACTTCGATACTATCCATGACTGCAATATAGATTGCTCTATCTTGACACCACTTCTCAGTTTCTTCTACCAACCAATCGGTTGGAGTCTCGACATTGTCCTTACTAATACTATCTACAATAGTTTTTGCGTTCGATAACTGTCCATCATTGAGTGACGTATTGTTATCTAGATTTATGAGAAGTGCTTCCACTGTAGGTGGTTTAGTGTACTTGTCGAAGTATGTAACTACTTCGTTGAACACAGTCTTCTCGTCCGACTCGGAGAAATACTCTTCCTTAAGGAATGGTATTACCTTCCTTGTAAAAGATTCACTCTGAACTAGGTTCTTCAGTATCGTCTGTTCTAGTCTCGCTGTTTCCATATTTAAAGTATTCCTGTGCTTTCTGTTCGAGTTGTGCCATTACATCATCTGTAAAGTACTTCTCGGGATTGTTATTAATAGTCTTTCCGAATTCGGTTTTACCTGTAGGTAGTTTAACACGAGTTCCTTCTTTTGTAAAGACGCCAAATGCAAGTGCCATGTCTAATAGACCATAGTACCTGTCCAATCCTTTTTCATAAGAAAGCCTAACATCCACTATTCTATTCTCAACTGTCAATCTTGACTTTGCATTCTTACAGTGAATGATGTTTCCGATTATCTCTGTTCCATCCTTTTCTTTCTTCTTAGAAAGATAGATGATAGATGATGCAGCGTACTTGAGTCCACTACCACCACCCATTTCTTTCTGTGGGAACATAGAACCAATCACATCATATGTGTGGTTCGTGACAATCATAGGAACTCCAACACGACCAAGTTTAAGAGTTAATACTCTGAATGCACCCTTTACAATCTGGGCACGAGTCATATCTCTTGTCTCTTTTCCATCTGCAGTATCTTCGATTTCTTTGGTTGTTGATAACATACCAAGTGAATCTAAACACATCATCATAGGTGGACGTTTGGATTTTGGGGTTTCTGCATACTTGTCCAGTATACTGATTGCTTGAGTTCTGAATTCTTGTACAGTAACCACTGGAACAATAATCATCCTAGAAGAATCAATTCCTCTAGATTCAATCATTTCCTTTGATATTGCTGACTCAGACTCAAAGTAGATAACTGCAGATTCGGGATTATCAGATAGGAATTGTTTTACCATGCCCAATGCAAAGTATGTTTTACCTGTTGCTGATTCTCCTGCGATTGCAGTAATTTTGTTGTCGGGAAGTCCACCGTATAGTGAACCACTCAATAGTGCATTGAAGATATGACTACCTGTATCTACAAAGGTATCAACATCTCCAGCTGCAACACCGTCCGAAACGACATTTGCATATTCGTTTCCCGATGCTTTTACTAAATCTTTAATAAATGACATAACACTTCTCCATAATGTATATCCATTATAGACTATAACGTGTTAATATACAAGTGGGTTTTTAGAGTTTTTTCTCTATATCAGATAATTTCTTACCAACTTCAGACATCTTGGAATCAAACTTAGTGTGTTCCTTCATCATAGCCTTTAACTCTGACATTCCTAATTCCAAATGGATTATGAAACCAAATATTGCACATATCATCGCTATATAAAAACAATCCATTGGAGAAATAATCATGACATCACCTTGTCAATTTGTTCTTGGGTGACATCTCCTTTCTCTATAAGAAGTTTTCGATGTTCTAAATGTCTAGCTGTTGTTGTGTCTTTGTTCTCACCAGTATATTCTACTGCATGATGGTCAAGAATCATTTGTTTGTTGACTGAGACTCTACTTTGTCCTTCGAATGTTTGGTGGCCACCTTTTTCGTCCATCCATTCTTCGTCTGAATCGTGTTTGGATACAAAAAGTTCTCCAAGTATACGTCCGAATTTTCCTTTGTCGTGACTAACGAGGGTAATATCACCTTCTGATAGAAGATGTGTAAGATGTTTTTTAGATGCTTTACCAAACAATTTCTCCACGAGGTCTCTTGTTCTTGATTCGGGTGTATCTATACCCATTAGACGCACTCTTTGTTTCTTTAAAACTGTTGAGAACCCTAAGTCGATGTCGACATCAACGGTATCGCCGTCAACGATTTTGCTGACTTTTACGTGGAATTCACATTGTTTAAAGTTTTTGGTGCCCATTCTTGTATTTATCCAAAAAAAGAATCTAAGCTTGCAACTGGTTCTACGTTCCAATCAATCTTTTCTATGACTACCTTCAAAGGTTCTATGAATGATTTATCAAACTGCATATCATAATCAATGTACTTATGTAGGTCAAACTCTTTGGGTAAGACATTCATAAATGATATGACGTTCTCGTTGATTGGATTTGGTGTAGTGAGATATGTAAAGTGTAGTTTTTCTCCACTCTTAATCAACTCATAACGTTTGTGAATGTTCTTCTGTTTTAAATGATGGTTGTAAAGTAATGCACCGCGTACGTGTATAGGTGTACCCTTTCCATAGATTTGTGTTGGGTCTGCATACTGTCCTAGGTTATTACAACCTCTAGGTGAAGACATATCTTCGGGTGCAAGTCTACGGAAATCCATCCGTGCATTCTCAACAAAGTCCCATAGTTCTTCTTCTGTCCCTTGCATCACAATCTTGAATGCATCTGTAAGTTTACCCCTAACCCATTGTGGTGTACTGGACTTTGCAGTCTCAATACCCATCATCTTGAGTTTGGGTTCGGCTAGTCGGACTCCTTCGTTGTCGATGACGTTAAGGATGTATCTTTTCTTTGCAGTCCAAATCCCACGGTCTGCGATGACCTCTCTCCCCATCTCCATCTTTTGTTCGAAGGCATTGGTGTATTCTGCAAGTTCTTTGAAACCTTTGTCAAGAACATCTTCCATGTGTGACTTGGCGATTGAGTCGATGAAGTTTGTGATTTTTTGTTTATCAGTCTCATTAGGCATTACCTGTTGTATGAGTTTATCTAGCGTTATGTATACAGAATCAGTATCCATTGCAACAACATAGTCTTCGTCTGTCTTGAGTGTAGCATTCAACCAATCATTGATTGTTTTCTCTGCATGTTTGATAATCAACTGACCCGACAATGTGATTGCCTCTGCAAGTTGTGGGTCAAAGAATGCAAAGTATTGATTAGCCAAAGCACCATAAGCTGAGTTAAGTGCAATCTTTCTAACCTGTTGGTTGTTGTAAGAACGTTTGATTAATGTGTTGAGTTCGTTCTTACGTTTCCTATCTGTACAAGTTTGTAGTTCCTTCTGATACTCAATCATTCTACCCTTCCACATCTTACGTTCGTCATAGAACTTCTGCATAAGTTCGGGAAGGAATCCTTGTTTGTCGTTTGAGAACCTAGCACCGTTTGGTGTGATACCGAGTGCGCCATCAACAATCGTTTCCTTGTTGAATAATTTTTCTACGGATGTATCGGTCAATCCTCTCTGCATTTTCTCGGGTGAGATATTGTACTGCATGATGATGTGTGGATACAGTGAGTTCAAATCGAATGAGACAACCCATTCATGTTTACCCACGATAGGTTCTTTGACATATGCACCTTGGATTCTATCACCTTTTGTTTGTGACAGCTTCTGTGGTGGTGTTGCAATTTTCTGTTCCTTCAGAAAGTTATAGATGATTGTTTCCCAATACTTAACCATACCAAAAGTGTCGTTGTAATTACACTTAGCATTGTAAGACATTGCAAGAATCAATTCCATCAAACCTAGTTTCTCCTCTAGGTCTTCTACCAAGGTAACATCCTTTACGTTGTAAGCAAGGAACTTGGAATAATTGTTTCTGTATAGATGGTGAAGAGAACCTTCCTCTTCATATGATACCTTTGATTTACCTAGTTCCACATTTGCAATGTGGTCTAGTCTATATGACTCTTGGTTTACAAAGGTATGTTTTTTGTACAGTTCTAGGTAATCAATGACGTTGATTCCATACAGATTAAAGACCTGTTGGGTAGAACCCCAGTTGGTCTTGAACTCTCTGACATCACACATGTTCCATGGTGAAAATTTTCTATGTGATTCTGAGCCGAATACTCTGTCCACACGATTACAAAGGTAAGTGATGTCAAAAGTATTAACGTTCCAACCAGTAATGATGTCGAACTTTTCTTTTCTCCAGTACTTGATGAACTGCTCAAGTAGGTCTTTCTCATCCTGTGCTTCATGATAATGTACGTTGGCTGGTGCCTCGTCCCACGGCCCAATCCCGAATGTGTGAGCCATAAATCTAAAAGGTTTGATGGTGATTGCGTTTACTTTTTCCAAAGCTTGCATGGGTTCGGGAAACCCATCTTCACATTCACACTCAATATCTAGTGTTGCAATCTTGATAACTTTTGGGTCATACTTGATGTCCCCTTGAAACTTATCAGCAATGTATGTATAGATGTATCTATCATATCCATGGATTTCCATCCCTGCTGTTCCAGCAAACTTCTCTCGGAACTTTCTTGCACCACCCATCGAACTGAGATTAACAGCCTCAAGGTTCTTCCCATCCAGTGATTTGAATGCAGAAGGTTTTTTGGTTGGGACGTAATGATTAGGACGGTAGTCCACAGACATTTGAATCTGTTTCTTACCTTGGTAACCCTTTACGAGTATTTTGTCGCGAGTTCGACACACATTAGTATAAAAATCCATACTGTTAGTATAACAGAAAGAGGTCTATTCTACAAGTGTTTTTTTGGTTGGATGTAGTAAGTCTTTTACTGATTTTAGTTTGTCTTGTGCATCTGCAAGTTTCTCAACTTCTGCATCTACTGCCTGAACGATATCAGAATGTTCTCCGATACCAGCTGGGTTTGATTGATAGACTTGAATGTTTGCAGTGTGTACTGCAATATCACCTTCATACTTCTTTTCTAATGCTCTTAATATATCTGCCACTTTATTTATTTCCAGTTAACACCTTGTAGTTTTGTGCAAGGTTTGGTCTAGGTTCAAAACAAGACACTACTCTGACTTTAGAAATCTCAAAAGTATAGTCTTTTGCATAAGGTATCCATGGAGCTAGACCTACTTCCATTTGACCACCTTGAATCTCAACAATACAAGCATGTGCTTCTTCTACTACGTACTTGAATAATTTTTCTGTCACTTTACCAATAACGACATCTCCGTTTTCTAAACGGAGACATTTGATAGGATTAGACATTTAACACAAGCTCCTGTAATTCAACTGAACGTCTTCCGACTTGTCTGAACCAACGGCTGTCTTCCATTTCAACTGCCATTCTTTTCCAGTCTTCTGATACAACTGCTTTCCACATGTTGTTGAACTTTCCAAAACGACTTCCACCTAAGTTGAATGTCATATTGACTAGTACGTGTTGGATGTCTTCGGGTAAAGAATAAAAATCCTTTCCACCTTTTGATTCAAACAAATGAATAGTTTCATCCACGTGTTTGTCAAAATCTGCTTCGTAGTATGCATCTACTACTGATTGTGATACTGGAGTTCCTGCTGGTTGTCCATGTTCTGCATCACCCTCTTTGATTAGATGTCCAACACCAAGTGTTAGATATCCTAATGAGTCTGCGTATACTTTAAGTACTTCGCCCTCATGACGCTTAATTTGTGCTTTCAATACTTCTTTATTCATTGATTAATCCTTATTGTTATTCGGAGGCGGGTGGTTCAGTAGTCTTTTCGACCCATGTGCAGTCGGGGTAAGCACCTTTGAGTGCTTCAAGTAATCCTTCTTCACAGGAAAAAATATACATCTCCTGTCCTTCCTTTTCCTCGTCGGCTGTTAGCCTAAATTTATGATACTCTAGTGCCATCTTCTTTTTCCCTTTTCATTTGTTCCTCTACAAGTTCCATTAATATGTCACCCATGAGGTCGTTTAATTCACTATTATTTAGGAGTTCCTCAAGTCCAATATCTGTCTTTTCCTGTCCATGTGGGAATCTTCTTATAGTTCTTGTGAAGTTGATATTTGGTTTACCTTCTTCGAATTGTATCTTACCATACTGGTATACAAGTCCGTCCCATTGTCCACCTGTTAGTTCGATGGCTGCATCATCCTCATTCGGATTCTCTACGACCATGTAGACTTTTTTATGAAATAATTCTGGCATAAATCTCTTCCTCGATTTTCATAGATGACTCTATGCAATCGTTATCACGAATCTGTAGTTGTCCTAACAAATTCATGTTTGTTAAAATATTATTTATCTGACTTCTTCTACCCTTCAACCACACTTCTGATTGTGTGTCACCTCGTTCTGCATGACGATTGTGTTCTTCGTCTATATCTACAGTGAGTACATAGACTCTGGCCTCATGGTTCTCTATCAACCATTCTATATCTACACCTCTAAAGTATCTATCTCCTTCAATGAGAACATGTTTGTATGCAATGTTCATTGCTTGAATGAACTCTCTAAACTGTGGGATAGAACCGTGAGAGAGCTTATCGGTTCCACCGAATGTCTCTCCCTCGGGGTATTGACCGACTACTAATATGTCACCATGTTCTTGGCACTTAAATAGTTTCATCGGTTCAATTAGATTGGGTTCATCTAACCTAGAGATAAGTCTTCTCATGAGAGTTGACTTTCCCGAACATGGA